GTTATTTCAGGAGAATGAATGATTTGCCATTTTTATGAGTAATGGCAAATACTTGAGGCATGCCGAGTTTAGGTCCGGCATTTATGACGGAGATATCTTGGATTTTGGTGTAGAAAACACCCCAGTCGTCCGGTTTTCCCGAAGTATCGACCTCAACCACGACTTCCATGTCTGGGTTGAGAGTTCTGAGGCGTTTAATTAGTTCTTTAACCTTCATGGTGAATCCATATAATACGCTTTAAATCCCTTATGATGCTGTCGGCTTTTTGTCAGAACGCTACTTAACTTAGCTGGAGCTAAGTCGTTAACCAAACAGGCTTCTTTGATGGAGGCAAAATACTCTACTTTGCCATCCGGATGCACTAATTTTATTTTTTTGCATTTTGCGGCTGTTGCCGCCTTTATGGTGGCAACATAATCGTGATCTTTAGCTATGTTTTCCCTCAGCTCTAGGATTTGGATATTATCTAGTTGATAGTGACCATCGTTATCAATACGGTCAATTGATGGAGTCAGTCCAAGCTGGTATAACGCCTCTATCTGAGGCCAAACAAAATCTACCCATGCATAGAATTCTTGCTTAGACATTCGCAACTCTATGCCTTTGTTTTTGTACGTTTTAAATCTGTCAAAATTAATAAACTCTTTAGAGTTCACTGTGCGTCTTTTGATGTTACCCCATGTTTGACACTTAAAATATTCCAAGGTTCCTCGGACTTTAGCTAAATTGCCATTACGCTTGTCTAACTTAGGACCACTACTTTTCTCAATAGCCAAACACCCACAACTAAGGCTCTTTCCTTGGATCAGACTTGTTCCTCTGACGCTGTTAGTTTTTCCGCAACAGCATACACATCTATAATATCTACACTTGGTGTTTTTATCCGTATCAAGTGATAGAACAGTCCACCTGCCAAATTTAACACCAGTGTCGATTATTTTGGAATAATGTGTCATAATTAATAGTGCTCATTTATTATATTACCGTTGCTATCTATAGTAAAATAACACTTTGAGCCATCAGTCACAACAAAATCTCCCGGACTCAACAACGAGAATCTAGTGTTCTTCCCATTAGCATCATCCGAGAAGCTCGCGAGGATTGACCCATCAGCAAGCTTAAGGAGGATCTCATCGTATATACCAGCTTTATCACCGCATGGATCGATGATTGTGACTGCGGAGAACGGTGTCACTGGAGCATCTTGACCATCAACCCCGTCCTTACCATCAGCGCCGGTATCACCTTTGTCGCCCTTATCGCCTTTTTCCCCTACAGCACCATTACAGATATCAGCCGACTGGAGGTCAGTGTCTATGCCCAAATCAAGAACGCCGTTCCTATTTGTATCCTGAGCTAAGAGTACCATCTTACCACCTGTTGGGCAGGTTTGGCTGTCAGCGATCATAAACACAAGCGAGTATCCGTCAGATCCGGATGCCCAGTGTCACCTTTTTCACCTTTAGCGCCAGGTTTACCATCCTTTGGTTTATCAAATGTCGACTCGGTCCCATCTGTGCAACTGATCCGAACAAGCGAATCCGTTTCGGAGACTGAGCAGCTCGATCCGTCTTTCGCCACAGTATGAACTGCCTCATCTCTCCTACAGGCTTTTCCATTAATGGTACACCCGATTGACGGGCTTATATCACCACACGATACCAAAAACAATACAAACAACATAAACCACTTGAGCATAATCACCTCTTCACGGCAAAGCTAACTATTTGATTATTGGATTCAAGCTCTTCTAGCAAGAGTGTCATCCCTTTGAGTCTGCTTCTGTCGCTCTCATCAGAAACCGACTCCATTGTTATGGTAAGTCTTGGACAGTTATGGCCTATCGAACTGTGAATCCCATCTTTTACTATCTTCATTTTGCCATCACGACTGACAGCAGCCTTAAGAGCCATTGGGATATCCCTATAATAGACCACTATGAAAATCAAGCCTGAGTCGTTTTTCATAAATGTCCTAGATTAGGTACTTGTCTGGGATCAAAACGCGATCCATGGCTAAGTCATTGTGCAACTTTTTTCTTAAGAAAGCAATGAAATCATCGTAAGTAGCCATAAACACAACAACTTCTGAAGCTACCGATCCACGATCAAACTGAGCGTACTCATACCGATCACTGCAATACCTGACTATTTTACTAACAATCCATTCTTCGTTTTCTTTGCCGTATTTTTCAAGCTCTCCAAGTGTCGGATTTGACATCATAAATAGCGGATTTGATACATTTTTTGAGAACTTGACAGCAGCTCTTGCTAAATAGCCATGGAGACTACCCCACTTGGGTACATCTAACCCAACGTAATCCCAAGGGAATGTGTATTCGTTCTGAAAAAATGGTTTTATATCAATAAATTGCGTCATTGTTGGCAACCTCTTATCCATATTTTACAGTAATGTTGGCTAAGCGTCCAATTTCTAAAAGAATAAAGACCGGTTTGTGAATACTGTATTTCTATATGTGGCAAGTGTTTGATTCTATAGGGGGGATCTACATCCTATATGAGGTCTAAGAATAACGTGAATACTATATGTAATAGGGGGGATTTGTGTTCTAGATCTGTGCCTAAGTCTAATTGACTCTGTGTTCTATACTTTTGGCTATAAAAAGGGTTTGTGAATACTATATGTAATAGGGGGGATTTGTGTTCTACAGGGAGTGGAATATACATCCTATATATATGTTGGATTTGACTCTATACTTGGATATTATTGGGATATTATATTCTGGTTGATATCTGCTTGGGTTTGATTTAACCTTTGACATGGCTTTGGTATGTTGCATTCGCAGTTAGAATGCATTTTTGATGGTAGGTCATAATGAAAAATCCTCTCAAAGGTTATGGCTTAAAGGGTAAGTGTGGTCCAAATCGACTTACCTTGTTTGTGGAAGGTACTGGTCCTGCTCTTCAAAAGCTGAGGGACTATCTAACTGTCAGAAATGAGTCTATTGGATGGAAGATTAAGAAAACGAAGGAGTCTATAGGCTTTTGGGAGGCAAGGCTAACTCAGGAGCAGATACTTGGAATAAAAGGTGAGTATACAACTCTCAAGCTTGAGAGTCTTAGAAAAGAGATTGTGGATCTATACGAAGATTATGAGCAAACCTTTTATGAAGACACCGAAGAGGGTTTGGTCATACCGGCAGGGTTTTGGTATTTGTGTGATTCTATAGAAGGTGATATTCACCTAAATAAAGAAGTGAAACCGTGTCATGTTGACGGTACAAGAGATTACCAAATAGAGGCTGTGAATGAGGCACTGAAGTACAAAAGAGCAACCGTGGTTCTCCCGACAGGTGCAGGCAAGAGTCGTGTGATTTTAAATCTCAGCCTTTCCTTTGTGAGAGCAGGAAAAAGAGTCTTTATTGTGGTTCCAACTGAATACTTGGTTGGGCAAATCTATGACACGATCAAGCCTCATTGGGAATCAATCACAGCGGTTGGTGGTAAGCGTAAGCACCCAAAACTCGGTACTGATGTGTTTGTGTGTACGGCCCAGTCTGCCATTAAGTATGCTGATGGGTATGATGTGTTGGTAATGGATGAGTGCTTGCCATACACTCAACGTGTGTGGACTAAAGATGGCCCATTACAAATTGGTGATTTATATAATAAGTGGTCAAAAGGCGAACAATTACCGCTGGTTATGTCATTTAATGAAAAAAAACAAACCTTTGAGTATAAAAAAATTACACATGCATGGAAAAGGTCATCTAACAAACCATTAGTGGAAATTAAGACATGCAGGCTAAAAACTACCACAACACTTAACCATCCTTTTTTAACCCGTAATAAGGGCTGGGTAAAGGCAGAAAATCTTGCTGTTGGTGATTTATTGATTGGCCCTTGCATTAAAGGTGGTGTTCAGGATTTGGACAATTCTTGTACAGAGTCTTGGAATTTCTCTTTCCTTGAGTATGCCACATACCCAATCACCGATATTCAAGTAATAGACAATCCAGTACGTAAGGAAGGAGATGGTTTTGGTCTTTTTGATTTAGAGGTTGAAGATAATCATAATTTTGTCGCTGCTAGTGAATCAAATCAATCCGTGAGTGCTTGGGGTGGTGTGGTTGTTCACAATTGTCAGCATGTAGCTGCGGCAACTTGGCTTAATTTGATGACATCGACTCACTCAGCTGATCATTGCTACAACTTGACTGCTACGCCATTTAGAGCAGATGGGTTGGACTTAGCTATTCATGCTTTTGGCGGCCCTATTGTTTATGAGAAGACAGTCAGGTGGGGTATCGAGAATGGATGGATATTGGAACCCACAGTATGCTTAGTGACTATTAATGGTGATGATATTCCATCCAATAGCTTAGCAACCACTGCTTATAAAAAGATTTTTAAAAAGGATGTCCTTGACATTATTAAACAATATATGCTTAAAGGTATTGAAAGCAAGAGAAAAATAATTGTTATTTTTAAAACACTCAAACCAGCTAATGATTTACGAAAGGTATGTAAGGATTGCATACCTTTCAATGTAGCCAGTGCTGATTTCAAAAATCCTATGATAGCTTTCAAAAATGGTGAAACTCCTGTGTTGGTCGGAACCATTGGTTTAATATCAGAAGGTGTTGACATTGTTGACGCATGCATGCTAATTGTTGTTACACAGCATGGCTCAGCTGTGTCAACTTTTCAATCAGTTGGTAGAATTTTAAGAAAAAGAGAAAACAAAAACAAGCCATTGGTTATAGATATTACAGTAACAGGGTACTCACAATTTGAAAAAGCGTTTCATAAAAGAGAGAGAGTTTATAAAAATATATCTAATGATATTAGATATATAATGGTGCAAAATGATAGGCAAGATTAGGGCTGACTCTGATTGTGATACTGCAGTTAAGTACGCATGCAAGAGGATCATTAAGGGATACAGGTATAGTTGGCTATATCATAGGTAACATCTTGCCTTGTTGCAAGATTTGCAATATCTCCAAGAATGATATGGATTTTAATACCTTTGTTGATTGGATAAAAAGACTTGCCGAGAAAAACAAATGGTGACGCAGCATAGCAGTCAGGTTACCAAAAGGCGGCGTAAAGCCCCTGGTTTCAGCCGTGGGGATATAAGCCGCCGTTGCCCTGCGGAGCTGGGCAAATTATCTGAAATATCACTGTGTGAGTGAAATGGCAACGAAAACGATCAAAATTCGCATCAAAGATTCAACGAGCGCCAGGCATCTTAGAAAGATGGCGAACGCGGTGAATTATGTGTGGAATTTTTGCAACCAAACGTCGCTCTATGCGATCCGCTATAACAGTGAATGGCTGTCCGGCTTCGATCTCCAAAAGCTCACAAAAGGAGCTGTGAAAGACCTTGGCATCAATTCGACCACGGTTCAGGAAATCTGTTCAGAATATGCCTTGCGCCGAAAGAAAGCCAAGAAGCGAAAACTTCGCTGGCGTGGCCGGAAGTCGTTGGGATGGATTCCCTTCAAGAGTACCGGCATATCATTCAAGGACGGCATGGTCCACTATGCAGGGCATGAGCTAAAGTTGTTCCAGCCCGAGCGCCTGCCAGCCAAAGGCGAGTATGGCTCGGGCGAGTTCTGCGAGGACTCGCGTGGTCGCTGGTATCTTTGCATTTCGGTCGAATACGAAGTCAAAGCACCGGAAGTCTATGCCTCTGTTGGGATAGACCTTGGCCTCAAGTCAACAGCTACGCTGTCCAACGGCCAAAAAGTCTCCAATGGTCGCTACTATCGGATGATGGAGCGAAAGCTTGCCAAGGCCCAGCAGTGCAGGAAGAAACGGCAAGCCAAAGGCATTCACGCCAAGATCAAAAACAAGCGAATGGATGATCTGCACAAGGCTTCAACCAGGATTGTGCAGGAAAACAAGATTATAGTTGTCGGCAACCTGTCTGCGAAAAAGCTGGCCAAGACCAAAATGGCCAAGTCCATACATGATGCCGCTACAACGATGTTCAGAACAATGCTGAAGTATAAAGCGAGTGCGCGTCAGCGTTGGTATGTGGAGGTCGATGAGGCCAACACAACGAGAACCTGTTCTGGCTGTCTAGCAATACCAGCCAGCGCTCCGAGAGGAGTGAAAGGTCTCTCGATAAGGGAATGGGTGTGCTGCGAATGTGGAAGGGTCCACGATCGAGATATCAACGCAGCACTGAACATTCTCCGTATCGGGTGCGATACGCTAGCGTCTGAAGTGCGCTAGGAATCCCCCGGCTTTAGCCGTGGGGAGGGCATCAAAACTTACCAGACGATTGGTAGGGTTTTGAGGAAAAGTCCAGGCAAGGAGTATGCCATTATTGTGGACATAATGACACCTGGATACAAGCAGTTTGAAAATGCTCGAGAGAAACGGTTAAAGGTTTTTCAAAAGATTACCGATGATGTGATTGTAATCGGGGGTAAGAAGTGAAGGCAGTTGCACTTTCTTTATTGATAACAGCGTGTGGTCCAGCGGCTAAAGAGCCTGATCTTCCTAATATGCAGGATGCAGAATACGCCTTTAGTGCATGGGTCTCCGATCATAGGGCGTCAACTCCTGAATTTGGACTCTATGAGATAACCAAGCTTTTTGAAAGAGCTTCTGACAAAGATCCGAAAATTGCAACTAAAATAGTCAATAATCTTTATGAGTTAGAATACATCAAAGAATCTAGCAATTTAGATCTGATTGGTGATCGCAAAAGACTCGGAGTGTGCTTTTTCGGAGGCGATAGGTCATTTGGCGTCGATGTCCTAGATAAAGCTGGCTTCGAGGCATTCAATAGGGATTATTTTGGTGATGAGGCCACTGAGGAAACCCTGAATGCCTCTTGAGAGCTTGTGTGGCTCCATGAGCTAGGACACTGTTTAGGCAATCTTGGTCATGCAACACCGGAAGGTGTTTTGATTATGCAGCCATATGTTGGCTACACTTTGGTTTCTAAATACATGACCGATCAATCACTTTATTTGGATGAGCTGATCGATGCTATAGGTAATGAATCCGCAGGTTTGTTGCAAGAAGAGGTTGACGAAGAGATTTAATCAGGAGGTTTCAATGTCTTATCTCGATCATGATATTCCTGAAGATTTTGTTTGTGATTTGGTAGGTAATCGATTGGAAAAGATTCGCCGCGCCCGTGAGATTGTTTATGGCGACTCACCAGTCTATTTGGTCGATGATCCAGAGGTTCATGAGCTGGTTCAAAAGATTCGCCGAGGTGAGAAGGTGTGATGGATAGGTGTGACAGCCATAACCTGCCCCAGGTCAGTGAGGAGAAAGACAGTTTTGGCTGTAGATACAAGGACTTCAGCTATCTCCCATAATCGGGGTTGACAGAGGCCTGGACGTCCGGTTATAAGTCTCAAAGAGTGTTCTGGATGCAGGCTGGCACCAGATATTCATATTCCTCCAATATAAGTCCCTAAGGCGTGGGGGAATCGTGCTCAAAGTGAGCGAAAAATTCTCAACTGCCGCTTGCTCGGATTGTCTTCAAAAAACAGGGCCGAGTGGACTAAGTGGGTTGAGTATAAGAGAATGGGCTTGTAAGATGTGTGGAGCGGTCCATGACCGCGACCACAATGCTGCAAAGAACATTCTCCGTTCCGGGCGTGGAACGCTGAGGGAGGGAAGAGACGGTCTCGTTTTCTCCCAAGGGAAGCGCCAATTATAACGCGACCAGCGTTTAGTTGGCGAGGACGTCATAAAGGTTGGCGGACAAAGACCGATAAGGATTATGTACCGCAAGGCTTCAATACGTCACAAAGACAAGTCGAAGTACGACAGAAAACACGAAGGAGGGGATGAGTAAATGGGAACCGACATTCACACAGTTGTTCAGGTGCGTAAGGGTGATCAATGGGTGACTGTTAAAAAGTCTGTTGCTGATGACAGAAACTACCAAATATTTTCTATCTTAGCCGATATCCGTAATGGATATGGCTTTGCTGGGTGTCCGACTGGTGATGCGGTTACCCCGATATCCGAACCTCGCGGATTGCCGGATGACTTCGGTAGGGATAACGATGGCCGCCACGAAGACCACTACATGGGCGACCACTCTTTCTCATGGCTTCTTTTGTCAGAAATGAATGACTACGCCAATCACAACGCCTTACTTAGTGTCGGCAAGACTGGCGTACTAACTCTTGAGCATTATTTAGCCATAAGAGAGCTTGGACCTAATGCCCAACCTTTGGAGTGGTGCGGTTCTGTTGTTGGTCGAGATATTGTCACTCTTTCGGTTGACGAGATTGAAAAGGGTTTTGCGAAGAACACGCCAATGTTACCCGGTAAAGTTTACGTCCAATACGACTGGACAGTCAATCTGATAAAGTCGTGCGGTTTTGATGAGGTGGTTAGGGAGATTTACGAAGCAGCAGGCAAAGAAGATCCAAGGAATGTTCGGTTTGTTTTTGGCTTCGATTCTTAAACTTTAAAAAGAGGTGATGTATGGGTGAGATTTCAAAAAACATATCAGAGAACACTCAAGAGATTACGCATGTTCATGATCCAGTTGTGAAGATTAAACTCTCTGAGTTAGCTCGGATACACGCTGACGCAAAATACTATGCCGATTTGGTAAGCCAATACGTTCGCATTCGAAACACCCTTGCTCGAGAAGTTAATAAACTTAATAAATTGATTGACCATAGGTCTGATGAGGCAGCAAAACTCAGAGAAGAGCTTTGTGATGCGAAAGAGACGGTAAGAGTGCTATCAGCTAAAAATGCTGACCTCCTTCTTATGAAGGATGTACTAAAAACATCAGTCGAAGAGCTGATTGAACAAAATGAAAAACCAAAGGGGGAATAAGTGTGGAACCAGTAAGCGGCGTAATACCTAACGATTACCACGATTCCGCTGTAAAGCCGTTACTTTCAGGCATGGGATATAAGGCGGCAATGCCTTAAATTCTATAAGTACTTGTATCTTGACATATCTATTGGAACCATTTAATATTTCCTAAGCCCGAACGGTTTGCGAGTGCGCAGTCGGGTATTCTGGTGCTCTTTGAAAAGTCAGTATGAGGTTGCATGGATAATAATACCTTTCATGCGTAAAACTGTAAAGGTTAAGAACACCAAGCGCTATAGGACGAGGCTAAAACCAATGACTCCTGTGGTATTTAAGGGATCAGGTGCCAAATTGGCTGAATGATCCCCGATTCGGACGTGAATCGCGCTAGCTGAAGTGCTAGCGGAATCCCTTGGTTTTAACCAAGGGAGGACGTCAAAAGAGTGAACTATCTGCTGAGGTAGCCTATCTGACTATGCTTGTTGGCGTACTCAAGGATATTGTCGGTGATCAGGATACTAAGATAAGAGTCCTCGAAGAAAAAATTGACCGGTTATATTGGGACAACCGAGGGTAAGCCTTATTGCAGTTGCAGACTCCTTATTTTCTTGATCTGAATCTTTAAACCTGATAGGTTTGGATTCAGATCAATTTTTTTTGGGAGTTTTTCATGCGTTATATTCTTTTGCTCACAGTTTTGTCTTCTCCAGCTATAGCCTCTGATTTGAATTCTGAGTACCAAAAAGCTGTTTTGGAGGCTATTGAAAACTTCAAGACTACTAAGCCCGCCCAAGCCGAAACAGATGTTCAGAAGGCGATTTTGGAAGCTTGTGAGCTCTGGAAATGAAGTTTCAGACAGCGCTTGGCGTCAGTATGACGCATCTAAACATGGTGCGTTCGTTGAATAAGGAATAGGTAGATGAGTCATTCTGAGTGGGAGTTATTAGCTAACAGCGAAGATATAGAGCCCGGAGATTGGGTTTCTGTTGAGAATGAGGATGGATCAACTCAAAAACTCCAGTACATTAAACAGAAGTCTGGGTATGTCATTTTGAGAGATCGAAAAGGCGAATTATTCAAGTTTTCAGCAGACTCTCTTGAGGAGTCTGGGGGTGAAAGAATAATCACAGGAAAGGCATGAGAGTATGAATAAGATCACCCTCAAAACCGATCAAATCTTGCATGCCTTATCCCTGTCTCATGACCCAAAAGAATGGGCTTTTTTTGAAGAATTACGGATAGGTACGGGGTTTGGCAAAGACAAAGAACAACGCCTAGACGCCTGGGCTATCCACCTTTTCCCCTCCAAGCAAAACGTCACGCGTTGCTATGAGCTTAAATCCTCAAGAACTGATTTCCTTAAAGAGCTTGCTACGCCAATTAAACGTAGAGCCGGGCTTCGTTTAGCTAATGAATTCTACTTTGTCACACCAAAGGGACTGTGTAAGATCGAAGAGATTCCTGTTGAGTGCGGTCTTATTGAGGTAGATGAGAGCGATCGTATGACTGTTGTTATACCAGCTCCATTTCGCAATATCATGCCACCGACCATGAGCTTCATAGCCTCTATATGCAGAAGGTACGACAAAGAAAGAGCCCAACTAATCGGGCTTGAATTGGCTGATCGAAGAAAGAAGCTGAAAGAAGCAGAGTCCGCCATGAAAGTCATTGGCCGACATATCAAAAAATGGAAGGATTATAACCGTGGGAATAAGGAGATTCCCGATAAGATCGCAGTTGCTATGGAAGACCTAAAAGAGGATTTGGCGGATTTCCTTAAAGGAATCCATGACTTAAATTTTGACTGAGGCTAAAATGACAGTGATAGAACTGAGACCTAAAAAAGAAGTTAGTACGGTCGAAGAACTTGAGATCGAGTTGGACGAGGCGGTTGTCGCTTTTGAGCTGGCTGTTAAAAAATATGGAAGAGTTGATGGTCGCAGCCGAAGCGGCAACAATTGCTGCTGAGAAGGCCGAAGTACGATTGGTCAAAATACTTAACGAGCTTGATAGATTGGATCGATCCTGTAAATGAAGATTTATAAAAAGACTCAAATTGAGAAGATTGTAGTTGATTCAATTGTATGCAATATGTGTGCCAGAGTCATCAGTGACGACCTTTTGCACGGAACCACAGTCAAGGCTATTGGCGGCTTTGATAACAAGATCTTGGAAGACTGTACGATTTTATGGTTTGACCTCTGCGAAGAGTGTTTGGTTAATGAGGTTATATCTAAGCTGAAGATCAAACCTACCGAGGGTATGGACGTCAGCTGGTATCGGCCTGAGCAGGAAAAGACTGAAGTAGAGTGTTCAAAGATTGAGGGTGATTAAAGATCCCAGGAGACCTCATTAAGACAATCCTAAAGGAAAGCCCTATTCATGGATTTGGAGTTTTTGCCGGTGAGTCTATCAAGAAAGGTGCTGTTGTGTGGCGGTTTATACCGCCTTTTGAGGTTGGCGAAGAGCTAATCTTGTGTGGAAGTGGGGAGCAGCGTCCCATCCTTATCAACCCTGAACCCAGCCGGAACATATACCAAGTCACACCGACACCTTGGGTGACTTGGGGGTATCTGCAGCTCCCACTCACTCTTTTTCTTCCCGTAGTTCCAACCACTTGGCTTAAAATCAGAGATCTTGTAATATTTGTAGTTACCCGATTTATCTTTCGATACTTCTGCGCAGAAACTGCAAACCTTCTCGTCTTCCAGTGTCATCTGAACCACGCGAACCGAGTCGTCACGCCCACCATATATCTCCACCATGGCTTGATGTGTCCCAGTAGCAGAAGCGTTAGCAAGCTCAGTACAGGTAGCTAGATCCCATTTGTTGACGAGCTTCTCCTCAATTCCATCAAGCTCTTGTTTGATGTCCTTCATTTTGACGTAGTCCCAAGACTGGTTCAGCGCCTCTTCCAGAGCTTCATCTTTACCCCTCGCCGGCATCAGATCGTGAGCCTCTTTATGGACTCTATTCAGGTTATCCTGGTTGGTCTTTTTGACTACTCGATCTACAGCTTCGATTATCTCAAGCTTCATATCGCCAGTGGTCTTATCCACAAATCGCTTACTCCGCTTGGCTATCTCGTCCAAGGACGCCTTTAAGAGTGATTTAGGTAGTTCAGGAGCCTCATCACCTGTCACAGCCATATGATGGTCTCTGTGAGCGTCTATGGACTGTAAGTAAGCCGACTGCATCATCCCTGGCACAACTTTCAACCCAAGCTCTTTGGCGGCAGCCTTGGCTTCTTTGCCGGCATAGTCACCCATTATCATGTACTGAAGAGCTTTGAAATGTTTATCAATAGTCTTAGCGATTACACCCTCAAGATCAACCTCGATCTTGGCAACTTCACCCGTCCAACCTTCATCGAGTTTGAATGGGTCTTCGTCAGATTTTGCTAAGCCATCTTTACGTAGTGACTTACCAATAGCAAAAAAGAGCTTTTTCAAAACAAGCCTAAACGTAGCCGCCGATTGCTTCTCCAAAAGCATCAAGAATTTGACGTGCTTGGTTTGGGCTAGGTCATTTATCGTTATTGTTTTTTTTGGCATTTTTTATATCCTTTTCATTAAACCGCAAAGGCTGAAGATTTTTAAAACTGCAAGCAGTTTTTTAATCTGATCCGGATCTGTCAGCCACTGTTATTTTTTCTTATAAGTATCTATTTTTTTTGGCTTTTTTGACAACCCGAATAAATCTGTTTTTTTCCCCGAGCGGTGGATTGGCATACCAGTTCCAATACCCGGTTTGCGACCACGTTTTTCAACCTTCTTGGATTCTCCGTCCGGACCAACCTCAGCTTTTTCGTTTTTCTTGGCAATATCTTCGATTTTCTCTCGGAAGGTATCTGGCAGGTAGATAGTATCATCATCTTGATTGGAGTGAGATAGACTCTCAACAGACTCAAGGAGATCTAAAATCTCATCAGAGTCCTTATCATCCTGAAGCTTTTGGATAGCCGAAGAAAACGCCTCATTGAGTTGCTCCTGAGTGATACCAAGGAGCTTGCAGATGTCTTTGTCAGAAACTGGATTGCCGTGAAGCTCTTTATTGTATTCCCAGAAACAAAAGTTATGTTCAGCCGAGTGAATTACCCATGGACATGGTAACATCTCTTCTGGAGCGCCTTTACCGTGCTCAGCCATGTAGGCTTGAGATATTTCAGCACTGGCAATAGCGTCACCACATGCCACACCTGATTTAACCCTGTTTGGGCAATTTTGACACTTAGGCTTTCGGTTCATCACTCTCGGCCTTGGCGGTGTGCTCTTTAATTGCGGCACCCACCTTGGGGTCCTGTGTCAATAAATAAGCAACGTGGCGCTCGAGCGTGCTCAGCCTTTCTGAGATCACTCTAATGCCGATGTGAAAACTTGCCATCGAATCGTTTATCTGCTCAATAAAATGAGACAACTTCTCAATCTCATCAACCTGGAGCTCGCCGTTTTCATTGGTTTGAGTTTCTTCCGTACCGATGTGTTGGCTGATATCAAATTTCATCATCTTTTTCCTTACTTATGGATTCATATAGGCTGTCAAATAAAATCTTCAGCTCTTTTCTATCAGATTCAAGATTGCTTTCGCAGCAGATCATATTGTTGAGCAAAAAGGATACAGCGGTAATAAGACACACAATCTCTTCGCCTGGATGAATCGATTCGTATTCATCCATGAATTCATTTACTTTGTCTGTGAGGGAATTGCATAGATCCAATAGGCAAAGACTTTCATACATATCTTCGTCGCTGACAACACCTATACTCGGCTTTGCTAAGGCTAGATCATAGGCGTAAGCTTTTTTTAATCTAAGGAAGTGGGCCGCCTGCTTTAGATTCATAAATCACCCTATACTCTGTGGCATAGGGTGATTATATTATGTTGAAGAATCTAAGTCAATGATTTGATTTCAAACTTTGTTGTGAGCTTTGATCCACTCAGAGAAGTAGGAACTCATTGATTTTGCTAAGATATTTCGCTCTTTAAAAGCCTCGGCCAATGATTTTTCTTGAGGTTCTTCCTGTTGTGCGTTACCTGCGTCAGACTGCCATGGTTGAGCAGGCTGATCTTGATTAGTGTCTTGTTCAGGTCCAGTCTGCCAAGGTGTCATACCGGCTTGTGCCTGCTGCTCTTGCATTTGCATCTGCTGGTCCTGAGCCTGCATTTGCTGCTCTTGGGCTTTAAGCTGCAGCTCGGCACCTTCCTGCTGCATTTCGATTGGTTGAACCTTAAGCTGAGCGTAAGACTGCTGAAGTTGAGGATCTATAATAAAGTCGTATTCAGGTCTTTTTGACGCGCCTTTGTCGCCAAAGAAGTATTCGCGAAGTTCACCATACTTCATATAGCGAACAACATTTTGGTGGAAGGTCGGGGATAGAGGTACATTACCGCCAAATGGAACTGGTTCGTTTTTCTCAGAGTCGGCATACAGACTAGATAGGGTTGCAGTAGTCTGAAGCTCTTGCGCTTGACGTGCGATAACCGTGTCTCTGGTGTCTTCACCAACACCTACATAAGTGACGCGGTAGAGTTTCTCAAAGTCAGGGAAGTTTTCGGATATGATTGAATTAAGGCCGTCATAGATAGTATCGAGAAGCATTCTAAGGCCGCGCTCTTCACCCCTGACAATCTCTTCTTGTTTGTTGGACGAGGTGAGGCTGCCCTGGTTCTGCGACAGATGACCATAGCCCATCTCCTGCGGACTGATGAGCATAGCGGAACAAAGAGCCCTAATTATATGCTCTTCAGTGCTAAGGAATTCCATATCTCTTGGCGTGGACTGAAGCGGTATCCACGACACTTCGACGGGGCCAGAGATGACTGGCGTAGTTGCTGAGTTGTCATTTCTTGATGCAAAGTTATGGAATTCGCGACGAAGCTGATCCAGGTCTTCATCAGATAATTGACCAGCGGCGTCCATGACTTTCAGGTTAAGAATACCCTTAGATGCCAAACCCTTCACAAACGAGTTTCTTAGATAGTTCAGGGTTTGCTGGTGGGTAAACACCATATAAATAGCCTGCTCTATAGGAGCTAGCATATAGCCGTCAAGATCGAACAAAGCTTGTTTTTGGAAGTGCCAAATTTGCATATCACGTTCTGTGAATGCATTAATATTTTGCCCATCTACGCGCTGAATAAAAGCGGCAGGCCTTTCTTCTTCCTGTAAGGCATTGTATTCGTTGACATCTTCTATGGATTGATCCATGGTGTCTTCACGAACCGACAGATGTATCGCTTCGCCCTGTAAAAGATGATAGATGGTTTCTACCGGCGCAGGCCTGAACATGATAACAGCGCCTTCGGGGTTGCGGAATATCTGGGTTGCGCATCGACCAAAGGTCAAAAGGTTTCTAACCTGAGCGCACAGAAATTCAGCAAAGCTACACTTTTTAAAGGTAGTGTCGGCACCAGTAAATGCTGCGTTGATGAGCTCTTCATTATCTGTGCCGCAGTTCATTACCCAGCGCATAATAGCTTGCATCTGTTTTTTGCGTTTGTCTTTGGTTATTTCAAACAAAGCGGGATCGGGAAAATCATCTTCTGTTATTGGATCTAATTCATAGATCCTGGTTCCTTTATCGAATTTACTGTCCGATGGACGACCAATAACAGCTGCCTGGGATACCCGAGTAGAGATGATCGCTGATATATATGGGTCAACTTGACTTAGCTCTTTGAGCTCACTGTCAGACAACCGACGCCAATCTTTCGATTCTACGCCGTCATAGCTGCCAGAGTACGCTCTTGAGCTGAATACAACCTTGCTCCGATCGTATCCTTTTTGGGGGGTAGATTTAACAGCTTCAACTGATTTCTCGAGTATGTCTTTTTGCTGATTCATGACGTTTCGCATATGCTTGGTCAGAGCTTCAGCGGTCGGAGCTATATCCTGAGACACCACGTGATTAGCGGAAAATGAAATCTTAGGCTTCCTTGAAGCTCTTTTTTTCTTGGGTGATTTGCTTTCCTCAGTCATCGGAATCCCTCGAGGTATTTTTTGGCAGACCATCCAATATCATTTTAGCGGTCATTTTGGTATACTCAGAAGTTTCATGGTGCCAATATTCACCCTTCAAAAGTTTACCGCCAGTTTTGATATTGAAGTATGCGTTCAGTTTTTTTGCAGTTGTAAGCTGTTTTTTGATAGCAAGGTTAACAAAGCACCGAAAAGCCGAAACCTTAATATCAAATCCGCTCATTATAGTACCCTTGCATATTGAATAGATATGGTTACTGGATCAGGGCCATCATTGCTGGCTTGGATACTGTGTGCGCTCATGGAAGCCATAAATAGAGCCTCAGGGCCAACTCTATCAATCTTTGCCCACTCAGACTGATTATCAAATTTGATTTTAAACGGCCCTGAGGCGCGAAGCAACACAAAACCAATGAGATATTCGTATATTGTTGGAATGTAAGCGCCAAGGACCTTGGTTTCAGTGACTGCAAGCGGGTTCACAACTTCGATATAGTCTGTAGAGATGTCTATGATTTCAAACTTGCCGTTATTGGATGGGTGAATCGCTGTGGAGCTGATGGTCATAATGTCACCCATTTTGACTGGCCCTGGCGACATGACTCTAAGAGCTAAATCAAAGTCGGCACCAAGTATCACCGACCCTTCGACAACGGCCTGACCATTGTCTATGAAATCGATATAGTTGGCACCCTTAGCCTGAACAAGCCAAGTTTGACCGACATTGCCAGAAATAAACGGACTCGTGAATGCATCGGTATTGCGCTCAAACCGAATTAAGTCATTCACCTGCACGGAAGCGGTGTTCCACGCGGTTCCGCCAATGTTCGTGATTCTTTTGACGTATGGGGTGAGTTCCGTAATTGACACGGTAGTTGTGGCGCTACCGCCGATTGCCCTTTTGGTGCGGAATATCGGGTTTGTACCAGTACCAGTCCATTGGACCCGCATTTTGGATTCGGTCGAGATCGGAAGTGAAAATGCCAACTCTGTTGTGGAGTCCCACAAGAGTGAGCGAGAGGTGGTGGCTAAGTCTTTAACATCATTAGCATACAGAGTAATGCGATCAGACCTGTCGTTATTGACCGGCACACCTTGAATGCTTTTAGTGATATCTGGCATTCTTATCAAGGGGTTACGGTTGTTATCCGTATCTTCGTACATTAAAACCTGTAGGCTGGCATTAAGAAACGGCATATTTACCTTCTATTTTGGTATAGTTTTCATCATTTTATAACAAATCACAGCGGCTTTACGCCACCTTTTGGTAAGCTTTGTTAGCTTCCGAACGACACGTTTATACCATGGTGATTGACCATCAAGCCACCTGCTAAATCTGCTTAGTGGCTTACTTTCTTTACATTTTGTACAAATTTTGTTTTTCATTATTATCTTTTAAATCAATAGGTTACATTCTAAATTTGATTGAGCCACTCTTCTTTGGTTTATCTTTGTCTTTCTCGTTGGTGATTTTTGTCCCGAATGGATCAGTTATGCCAAAATTGGATCTCATATGCTCAGCGAACTGAGCTTGAAGCTCTTGCTTGCGTTGATACTCAGCTATGGCTTCTTTGTCACCGATTAGAACGCCGGTTTTGAGATCCTGCTTTCTGTCTTGGTTAGCCAATATCGATATGTTGGACTCTTCAATAAAAGGAGCAAAGCAATACCGCGTCGGGTCACAATTATGGACCGCAACTCCGTTTGCTGTATAGGACTCATCCTCTTCCACGGCTATGTTATAGACAAGACCTGAGTATTTCATGGCACTGGTTTTGAGAACCAGATGGGCAGACTCTTTATCCCCGGATACGAACACCTTGCTGGAATCTTGAATATCACGAGATACATCCAATACCGTCTTATTGACATACAGGTCTCTAAGCTCTTCTATCGCACTAATTTTGTTTTTGATCTTCTGTGACTCTGTTGCTGAAAACTCGATTATATATTGTGGATGAGCCTTCTCTTGATTAGCCCTGGATGTGAACTTGATTCTTGGCGTTAGTCCCAGTTTGGTTGATAGGGTTAGCATACCATAAGCAATACTAGGGCTTATCGAATTTACAGTTATTCTCTCACCAGTGAAGCAACCGTCACCAAAAAGATAACCCAAGAAAGCCCACCAAGTGTTTTCTTCGTTCATGATCATAAGCCATTCTGGCGGACTTTTTTCTGCTGATTTACCGAGTGGTTTGCATATTGACCACAATGATACTGAGTTTATTGTGATGACAGCACTATTGCCACCACTATGAAAGACATTAGTAATATTTCCCTCGAAGAATGACGAGGCTTTGTCGAGTAGCCGCGCGACAGAAATTTCTTTGGCATGGCAGGCAAAACCCACCGCTCTCTTTTTTGATCCGTGATTGAGATTCTGAGAGCACGAACCTTCAGCTAAAAAATAACCAACCAAGAAGGATATGTATTTGTTATTTTTAACAAATCTGTTGATTTTTAGTTTTTTCCTTTGTGGCCTCATTATTTCTACCCAGTCGTCATTAAAGGCCGCTTCTTTGTGAAACTCAGATAAATCAAACACATGATCTTGCTCATCTATGGATGATGCATTAAAAATCAGAGCGTCTTTCGGTGCTAATGAGTTCTTGAGGGATTTCGTGATGCTGGACGCCTCCCTCCACTCTTGGCTACCTTCGATGATAACCAATTGACCAGTTTTTTGAACCCCGTCAATAATTCTATTGGATCTTTTTAGTGTTTTAGTGAGAAGTCGATGTTCGGGAGTCATCAATATCTCTTGTCGCCCAGCGGCCTTTAATGCCACCATCGAACCTTCGTATTGCCTGTTCATTGTGGCGTACACCCTACGGAATCGACCTTTATGGGTCAAAACCATATCCCCTTCAATAATATCCTCAATCTTCTTGGTGCCTTGCGATGTTATAACCAGAGTGCCTGGAGCTAAGCAGAAGTCACAATAATCATTGTCTTCAAACTTATCATAATCAAACCCAATCGGGGTCTTTTTGTATGTCCATTTCTCAAAAGCCTCAGCGAGCTTCCAGTTTTCTCCCTGATCGCCATCATCAAGCAAAGAAAACATCTCTGTCTGCGCCCCTGGATTCCAGAGTAGCGATCTTATCTGAGATACACCGGTTTCAATCTTGGTTGGTTTATAGTCAAGGCACGGCATCTTGTACTTGCCAAAATAGCTTGGCGATGCTGGATCTGCCATGTCTGGACACACCAAATCGCCCGGCCATTGAGACCATATATTCTTTGCTATGTAGGCCGCCCAATCCGCATTGGCGTACTCATGGCTTGATGCTACATGAAACACAACACCTCTTTTCTGTCTTCTGTGATACGCGCCCACAATACAGACAGCCGACGCTGGGTTGTAGCCCCAGTCAACTCCGTAGTTGATATCCCAGCCAAGATCAACCAGAGCTTTATAGATCGTGTGCTTATCTGGAGTTATCTTGATAAGAGTTAGCGGGTCATCCCTGTCGAGACCCTCTTCGATCTCCTCTTCGGTCATTCTCTCTGGGTTCCAATAGACACCAGTGATGAACTTATAGAACTCGTGAGGCTTAAGGAAGTGCCTGTGCCTTCTGAAGGTCTTGAATACAATCGATGAGCTTTCTGGTTTTAGGTTCAATGCTTGGGCGATGATAGCCTCTGCCGAATTGACACTCCTAAGGATCAAACTAACGAAGTTTATGTCCCTGAGCATCTTACTCTTGGATTTTTGCTTGGGCGATCGAGCCTGACACACCACAAACGCTGGACAGGTCTTGCACCCCACATAGGCATCAATCTCTTGATTCAGAGTCTGCTCGGTTTTAGGAAGTCTTTTGAAGATCTCCTCATCCCAAGTCACCTTAAGGTTATCAGTATTGAGCCAAGCCTTGATTTTTGGCAATTCAGGCTTGTGAATCTCAGTAGGACACTTTCTCATCCAATCAACCGCAGACCACTTGTGGAGCTTTAGGTCGGGTGGCGGATCCTTGCCCTCAGCCTCATCAATCTTTTGCTGCATAGGACCGTCATTGGTTTTACGAGATGACAGGTCGATCTCAATAGGACCAAACCTGTGCTCGTCCTGAGTAGGGTCAGCGATGAAGACCGATTCTGAGATAATGGCAGGTGGCAATAGATCAGTCTCATCCCTCATATTGAGGCTACCACGCTGGGAGTTAACACCCTTTTTGGTTGCAACAGATACCCTGAGCTTACATGAGTCGTTTTTGGTATGACTATTTGGCGGCAAGCCCTTAAGCTCTTTGGTTCTGGTGTTATCTATACTTATGTACTTATGTACCTCTGGGATAGCCAGGAACTTATCGAGGTAGCCAATGGCGGACTGAGATTGGTCCATGGTCGCAGCTAAGTGAGTTCCTGTTCTGCGAAAGTGAATCATGGAATAAAACCTGATAATACAGGCACTTAGCGTCTTTGAGCTGTTCCTCGACGCTGCAACAACATGTCTTTGTGGACCTTTTCCTGTTCGCATGAGATTATAGATTTCCCAGACAAAATCCATAGGAGTGCTAGTGGAGTTCTCATCGACAATACAATCCGGTAGATCAATTTTCAAAAAAGTCTTGATGTGTTGTTGAAGCTCTTCTTTAGATTCACAGATCTCAAATAAGAGCTCCTCTCTTGAAGAGGGATTAGACATAGTTCACCCTGAAGTATTGCTTGGCCATATCCAAAAAATGCTGAGGAAATTCATCAAGACCGAAGGTTCTGTCGTACATAAAAGGGCCACGACGGGTTGGACTCATGGCGCAATGCACTTGGTTATTCTTAAGGAAGACATAGAATCTCCGCCCCCCTTCACCCCAGCTGACGTAATAGACGCCCCCTTCGATATTAGATGCCCAAAATGGCGCAGGCAACTTAAAGCCGAGCCTACTCTCTAAACCCAAAAGGAAGTGATTGAAAGTCTCTTCACTCACTGCTCTCGAGCTCCTTTAGTCTGTCGAGTTTTGACTTCTTTGGCTGCTCAACTCCCTGGTTGATCTGCACGTTTGTCGCCTGAACTGTGATCGCTGCTTGGGGCTGCTGAGGGGGGTTGTTCAGGTCGTTTATCTTATCGGTAATCCCATTGACCATTGTCATGAGCTCATTGAGGCCCTTGATGGTCTTTGGGATAAGGGACGACTTATTCGGATCGAGCCTGCCAGCTATTACATCACCAAGCTCTTTTTGAATCGTGGTGTGAGTGGCTATCAGGAGCATTTTTGCCATGTCTTTTTGGATATCAAGAAGATTAGCGTCACTCAGTGTTTTTTGGAGAAGCGAAGCCTTAGTGTTCCATCGATACTGCATAGCAGTCAAGAGGATTACTTCGATCGGGTAGTTCGTCTTAAGGGCAACCTTCTCAAGGTCATCTCCGCAGCAATACAGTAGGAATGGACCACCTTCTTTTTCCGGGGAAAGGTATGATACCGAGCGTTGACGAAGCGAGTTAACAAGGCTGTTAACCCGTTCTTGGGGAAGATTCAGCTCGTTTTTTATAACTAACGCCTGAATATCATTCATGTTTCACCGACTTATGAGTAATGCAAAAACAATTACATTACTCAATTATACCACAAATACCAATGGTTACAAATAGATATCTATTCACAAGTAGGGTCTTTTTCAGCCGGAGGCAAGATGTATTCCTGCTGAAAGATTTCCATTGATGGCCAGTGCATTCCTGTTAATACCCGAGGTTCACGAGCCCTGGATGTATCTAAATTGACACCCCACGGCTTTTCAGGTCCGCCATACCACTCTATAACTCTGCTTGAATTATGCCCATGGATTTGAAACACACCCTTTATTTCTCTTGGGGCACCCCTGTTCCAGATTAGTGTTGAGTCCATATTGAAGCCATCGAACTTACCTGATGGTCTCCAAAAGCCATCACCGAGCTCACAAACCAGACTCAATGCAACATCCGGCCTTCTTGGCGCATGAGAAAGGAAAGCCCCTCCAGGATAACGATCATTACCAGGAAGCTCCATATACATGGGCAGAGACTTTATGTAATCGAGGTAAGTCCGATCGATCTCAATATCCCTCCAGTCTATATCTTCCGCATCATCTGGACCAAAAGATTTTATGGTCGCCATGCCGCCGTTGTAATAAACCCAAAGTCCGGGTTCGTAATATCCGCCATTCGTGAAGTGATCTAGCATCATGTGCTCGTGATTTGCTAATAAAGCCTTGCCATTCTGAGCAAAGAACTCCAAAACCTGCCTTGATTTTGGACCGCGATCCACCATATCACCAAGAGATACAGGCACAGCACCTTGTGGCATTTTAGCCAGCAAAGCTATTAGTGTGTCATATTGACCGGCAATATCACCGATGATGTTATAACCGTTATTAGTCATCTTTTGTCATAAAGCGAATTGTGTAGTCAAGTTCGAGAAACTTAGCCATTGCTGGGAATGGGTCTTTTTTTGGCTTCACAAAATACTCTGTGCCACCATGCTTATCAAAAGCCCTAACCAGTATTAGTTTTTTCTGATAGAAAATCTCGAACTTAACAACCGGGATTTTCCAGTCGGTCGTGAGTATATGAGCAATTGTTGCCAAATGCTCATTAGTTACGACACGACCAGCTACAATACTTAGGATACTCATTAGCCATCCAATTCAGGATCGTAAACAAGATCAGCGGCTGCCGACAGGATTTGGTTGTAATAGGATGCTCCAGTGGAAGATAGAGGAATGGGGTTTTTGGTTCCGTCACTTTTAACAACAAAACCGGTTACAAGGATTTTTGCCCACAGGTTGTCGTTCGTGAGGGTGTTCCGTACAGCAACCGAAGCGTAGTCTGGCAGCTCGAACTCTTCTTTATCAAGGAGTTGAGCAAGCTCTTGACTTCTTTTGCTTGCAATGTGCTTACCCATAGGTGTGTTTGGTACAGTCACACCGGTCAAGTAGCAATCGAAAAGGAATGACCCAAGCGAGACTTCGACACTAACCAAATCGGTAGGACTTTTAGAACCAAAACCCGACACGATTTCTGATAGCTCTGGTGTCATCAGTTCGGCGATAGCATCTTGGTTATTGGATTGAAAATGTTGGGTCATCTCTTTTGGAAAGACATCACCACACAGGGCAAAGGTTGGGAACCGAAATACCTGAGTTATGTTTTTTGTTGTCATAATAAATAGTTATCCTTAAGAGAGTTTTTACTTACTCAATCTTAAGGACAACTGATGAATTTGTCAATCTTGGATTTTAGGGGGTTTGATGCCGTCGAGGTCTTGGATCACAGCTCTAGTATCAGCGGTTTCATCTTTGGATGCAGCGAAGTAAGCCATACCTTTTTGACCGGTACGACCAAGAACATAGATACCAAGAAGACTCGGCAAAAGCACCTCTAGACTTATACCCTTGAACCAAGCTAAGGCGAGTGAGCCCAAAATGCATATCAGAGTCAGAAAGAAGCTAAAGTAATTTTTCATTTTTTCCAATATGTCAAAAAAACCTATAGATGATTTTACCATTTGGGTACCGCCGGGCAAGTTATTGTTATCACTCATTTATCGCCTATCCCATCTAACGTCAAGCCTTTTCGACACGCCTCAATAGATACGAGTTTTTGCCTGCTTGGCACTTCTTACAATTGAGCAGTCTAACTCGTTAGAATTATTGGAAGACTCGTCTAAGCCAGCCACGTATAAATACCTCCTGTGAAGCATTTTTTCGACAGATATTGATATATTTTTCTGCCCTAAGTGCCTTTACTGCAAGGCAAATATCATCACCGCGATTCTTGTCATCGAGAATCTTAATTGCGTTCAATGTATCACCACTGATTGCTCCGTTAACAGTCAGTTCAGTAAAGAGCTTACCGTTCTCGTTAAGTAGATTCAGGGCTTCCTGAAGAGCTTTGGCGGCTGTGACGGGGCCGGCATTGACACCGTAATCAAAAATCTCTGCAGCTAATCTGGCGTGCATTGCGTCAATCGCATCGAGCTTATTGATATCCCAGTATTTTGACTTATAGATCCGACCAGCGAAGGCGACCGTAAGATCTTTCATATCGCCTGTGTAACCGTTCGCTCGAGCCACTGCGACAGTGATACCGTAGTTAGTCTCACCGCCCGAATCCGCTGGATTATTGACATATCCACCTTCGTACTGAAGGGTCTTTGATAGAGCTTCATTGAATGACATAAGAATCCTTCTAGGTAATTGTGGCATACCTGAAAGGATACATCAATTCAAAAGCAAGGTCAAGAGGCATTCGTTGTATTGATGACCATGACTGAGCCGCTCGATCTATTGCTGAAAAGCTTTGGCGACAGGTGCACCAAAAGACAGGAATAGATTCCTTGCGGTTGCGTTTTTTCTTTGATCATGGTCTTATACAGCCAAATAACGGTTAAACGCCTTGTACGCCATTTTTTTGGAGGATTCCTGAGAGTGACCTTCCAGCCTGGATATTTCCTGCCGCATAAATAGCTATTAAGATTGTGCTTTTTGCAAAACTTAGCAGCAAAAACATCACAGTTTCTTTCAGCCCAAAGACCGATTTGCCAAGAGCCGTCTTGTTTTTTCCGGTAGTATTCGCTATAGAGTTTTTGCTCCACATGCTGACAGTGACGAATCTCATGGGCCATAATAAATACAATATCTTCAATATCAAAAGGTGTGCCAAATGGATCACAAAGCTGCACGCCGATCTTGTTCTTTCTGATATCGTGAAGTCCAAGATACCAATCCCGTTTTTTCCCCCAAGTCACTTTGACGCCAAGTCTTTTAGCCTCAGCAAGCAGCTCCTTTATTGCGGGGTGCTTTCTGATCTCTTTCACGCTTAAGAGCTTGGTATCTGATCCAGGCTGCATACCCCATGACATTACGTATTTTGTATTTTTCTGGTTCATAAGTAATCCCCCTGGATTTCATAAAGGCTTTTGCCCACTTGTTACAGTCCGCTTCAGCCCTTATTCCAACGCATGGATTGGGTGGCACATAGCTTATCGGCAGCTTGTCGGTTTTATTGAACCAATCAATAGAATCTTCATGTTCATCGCGATAATAATCTCTATAGATGCCTTCTTGGTAATGCTGCATGTGGCGAACTTCGTGAGCTGTAATGAAAAGTATATCCTCGAGTCCTGCTTTAGGTCCTATATCAACAGTTATCCTCTTGTCTTTTTGATGGAAAAGCCCGACAACTGTGTTTTCTGGAATGTCTCGAAAATCCACATCAAAACCGGATTTCATGGCCATCACGACAAGATCTTCAAGAGCTTTTTGAAGTATGTCACGCTTATTCATAACCCCCTCGGATAGTGCTGGTGAGGAATACCAACCTGATCAAAAAGTGATAGCGAGGTTGTATCACGATACAGGTTGGCGTAGTACACCTTTTTGACATTGCCGAGATTGATCAAGAACTTAGCACACATCTGGCACGGCAGATGTGTCACAAAAGCAATCTTATCGGTTGACCTTGGTGCGTCGCAATTGATCACACTGTTTTGCTCTGCATGTAGGCAGCCACAGTTGCCGGGTGTCTCCCTGTCGCAGCCGTTATGGAGGCCCGATGCGTTTCCATTATAGCCAATTGCCAAAACCTTGCGGAAGTCGGATGAAGTGATCACGGAGCCAACCTGAAGCCTGTGACAAGTAGATCTTTTTGCCACAGACAGAGCCAGATCCATAAAGATATCTTCAAACGGAGGCCTTGGACTTGGATTGGAGAAAATAGTTGTCACGGCTTACACCCATACTCAATTTGAGCTTTTTTGAGTTCAAGTTCGCCTTCGTTTACCGAACACCTATAGATGGCGAAGAGGATTGACAAAAAACAATAACCCTTAGTGAGTTATCGAAAATATGAGCGATCAGATTTATGGTGTTATCTTTCATATAATCTCTCCTGAAATTTCTCGATCTCCTCTGCTGCTGCGTCACCCATTCTTTTGCCCGAATCAAACACCTTAGTCAACCCGGCTTCAATGTATGGGTACGCCATTTTGACCAATACGGTGCTTTTGCGTACATGCCACTCAATGTTATCCTCTTTGCGATCCCAGCCATGTGGGAATGAAATTACGCAGGTTATCAAAACCAAAAGAAAGATGAAGCCCTTCATTCTGGCACCCCCGCCACTTTCTCAAAGTTTTTGATTGCAAGCTTAGCCCAGTTAAAGGTACTTCCGCAGCCTATATAACCAAGCTCTGCAGCATGATCCAGAACTAACTTGAGTTCCACCGATGCCTTGAGAATTTCATGCACGGATTCGATCTGATCGTCACTTAGCTCTGGAAAAAGCTTGTTCCCTTTTCTGTCGGAAACCGGTGTGGTATACGAAATCAGTTGTTCGATGGTATTCATATAACCTCCCATTCATCAAAGTCCGCCGCGCTATTTGACTCAAAGCCTGTCACACTCAGGGTGACCACCTGGAAGTAACGCTCATCCATTGACTTCTGAAGCCAAGGGAAGTGATCGGAGCATGAGAACCCTTCAGTGGCGTATTTATTGAAATCACTCTCCTCGGCTTGTATCCTGTAAATAGCCATGTGGCTACAAAATTGACACGTTTTCATGACTCTTTCTCCCATACCGTGTGTCCAAGGATCTCAACAGAGTAGAGTTTATAGCTATCATCATGAATGATATAGACTTTTTTAGACAAAACCATACCAAAGAGGAAAAACCCATAAGCCACCAACATCATATCTAAAAAATCTTCATTGAAAGGAATTTTGTGCCACCCAAAGAGCCGCATAAGATCTCCTTTTGTGAATTAGGCCTCTGAAGAGGCCCTTTTAATTATGTACTAACCCACCACAACAAGCTTACAAATACCTTATCGGGACCCTATCCGAATAACTTTAGCCAAAAAAAGCAAAAGGGGTCGTTACTTCTTTTGACGCCCTCCCAGCGACTAAAGCAAAAGAATTCTTCTAAGGTTTCTCAAGATTATAACCGATATGTGTTTCAAGGAGGTATCGAGAGATGCTTAAGAATTTAGCTTGGTTTTTCATGGTGTTAAAGCAAGAAGTCAAAAAGCGCAAGTGGAGGGCGATCTTCAAATTCTTCACGAACGATTGTTATCGGAATGATATCAAACGGCTGGCAGCAATGCTCCACGGACGAAAGTACGAGATAGTCTTACAGAAGGTAAAACTATCAAACATCGACTTCTCTCACGAAATCAATTACCCTTCTTGGGTGCTAACTCTGGCTATGGAACTGCGTACCGGGAGCCGCAGATTCACCAAACAACACAAACCAATCAAGGTCATACGTTCTCCAGGAACAAGCCAGTACACTGTGATCGACGGGAACCATCGTCTTATGGCTATGAAGCTGATTCTCGATCCAGAAGAATATGTTGAAGTTCGCTTCCTTAGACCAGTAGTCTAAAGTTTTCCGCCGTACTGTTGAGACAAGACTTATCAACAGTACGGCGGAACCAACACGCAATATGCTCGCCTGATGGCAGATTACCCTTCATCATGTGGCGCATGGCGGCACCAAACAGCTGGCTAAATGGGGCTCCTGCTGTATAATTCAGAGCCGCATACTTGACTGATCCAGCCCCGTAGACTCGACAGAGTTCGATATAAACCTCTGGAGGAATCTGTTCAAATGGCATTTTAAAAGAATTGAAACGCATGGCCTGTTTTGGTGTTTGCTCTGACACTGGAATACCCTTAGTTATATAATATTACTTGAGTCCGTGGCTTCTGACTATGCTTTTGTTGCATTTTTGCCGATCTTTCTTTTGCCGCTCCGCATTCTCTTTGTTTTTTCTCATGATCTCATCAAAATCAAACGAGTCTTTTTCTTTGGGGTGTCTTTTGGCTCTTGTTCTGACATAAGATCCCCTTAGCTCTTAAACCTAACATCTATCTTACCAGATTGTCATTTATTAGACAATACATACTACGGAGCGGGTCTCAAAAGAGGCCTCCGTCATTGATAAATTCAGTAAGAATTCGTAATTTTTAGCTAACGAAAAGAGTTATACACCGTTTAAAGCGTTTTTGAGTGGTGCCCTGGTATTTTTCTTATCTTATATTCACGGAATTTCGGACCCCATGCTTCAGACTCAGCACAATTTTTTGAGCAAAAATCACCCGAGGCTTCCCCGCTTAGGTCATAGAGCCTGTACTTTTTTTGCATGTGCTCACCACACATTGGGCATTCATCATCATTGATGCCTGTTTCTTCTTTTCTCTTGACTTTAATATTCATTGAAACGCTCCTATTTCATTGAGTTAGCGACCTGCCTCGCTCCGCGTACTCGCAGGACTGAAGGCAGCGGATTTACAGCGGAATTTTGGTAAAGCGCTTGGAAGACTGAGCCCCCGAATTATCTCAGTTTCGGATCTGTGTCAAGTCTTTTGCTCGCTCCCGAATTTGATCAAGAGTATATTCTTTGACAACCACACCATTCAAAAACACTGTCTGAAGTCTCAGATCATTCTCAAAGCGACCAGTCTTGGATTTCTTGAATGGTGCGTCTTTTGGACACTTGAAGACATCCCTGTACTGCCCATCAACGGCAATCGACGAGCATTTGTAGGCAAACTTCTGGGTATCCCTGTTTACCTGTTGTAGCAAAGCTCCACCCATACCGAAGGCGACATTAGTAGCGGAGAACCCTGCCATGTGAGCCCAATCTAGGATTTCCTTGATGGAGTCCATATTGATTCCATCACCCTGTATCACTCTGACGTGGTTCAAAACCTTGTAACCTTTTTTGTTGACCACGGCTCCAAAACCGCGTTCAAGGTTTTGTAAAGTCTGAAGTACCATTGTGGCGGGGTGACCTGAATCAGGACGAATGATAACCGTAGCACCGGACTCAACAACTTTATCCCTCAGAGTTTTACCCCAGATCTCTTTGACTGCATACTCAAGATCATAGGAGTCAGATACGACAGCCACCAGAGATCCAGGTTTGGCAAATTTATTGAGCATGTTGTCGTAGGCAAGCGCCTCGCCATCAAGACCCCAAGATGTGATTGTGGAGTGCTCTGCAGCAGGAATGGAGAAGGCGGCCATTTCGTGCTTGTAATAGTAATTTGCAAATCTGACACCTTCGATTGTATCTGAGCCCATAAAGTTTACCAAATGAGCTGCATTCCCGATACCAGCCGACTCCTCGGAAGACACACCACGATATCCAAAACAATGAAGCTTGAAATTTATTTCACCATCTGGATCATCAGAGCTTAATTGAAGGTTTTTATAGATTAAGTCACGACAATTCTTAGACAAAGTTGCAACTGTAGTTGGATACCAAATTTTTAAAAGTAAAGTTTCTACCCAGCCGGACAACCACGGGACTAATGGGTCGGTGTTCACCACCGTCATAAGTACGGTGCCGGTTGGTGTAACCATACCCTCAGGAATTGCGTTTATTCTAAGCGGCAAAAATCCGCCATGGTTATCCAGGATATGTTGCCATCCGGATTTTTCAAAAGGTAATCCGTGTGCCGCCAGAAAGGCGGCGGCTTCGTCTATATCTTCCTGAGTGATGGGTTTTGAAAGATATCTCTTGAGATAATACTGAAGCCCAAAGAACACGGTATGGTCGAAGTCTCCACCACGAGATTCCAAATAACAGTAATTCTCTTGAACTCCCGACGGCATTTGCCATGGATGCGAAAATTTGTACGAATCGGACTTAAGAATTAGATTCTCTCTCATTTTTTGTAACTCCTTGTATTTATTATATAACTCAGGTAAAGATATGTCGCTTTTTCTATTTTTCTTAAGATTTTCTTTCGCTGACATTTTTTGAATTCTGTATTTTATCAATAATATCAGATACTTTTGATATATTATCTAAATAGCTCTACTTGATCCGTGTTCACAACCGTCATAAGGACAGTGCCATTTTTGAGTACCGATCCTTCAGGAACAGCGTTGATTCTCAGTGGCAGCTTGCCCTTGAGTTCTCGAGCAATGTAAGCCCATCCATCGAGATTGAGCTCGAGACCGTGCTTTTTGAAAAACATAGCTGCTTCCAGCACGTTTTGTATTGTGATTGGGTTTTCTTCAAGATTCTTTAGTACAGCCTGTCCAATTATTCCGAAACCTTAAGCAACCGAAGTTGTTGAGGATTTCGAGATTTCTTGAACATTCCACGCTCTCGTGGTTTGGTCCGTGTCGTTACCCGTAATCGCCGCCTCGCGGCGTGAACTACGGAGCGTCACCGAGGAATCACTATCCTCGGGTAACACGATTCGGTCATCCATGACCGAGCGGAGCTGCTCCGCGCTACTTGCCACTTGTTGATTCCGACGACAACTCAAAAATTTACCGCTCATACCTTTCATCGAAACCGGAGCAAGATACTTTTGGTTGCTTATCGCAACGAATTGACTATTGAAGACAGGTGCCTTCAAGCCGCATGTTTCCATGCTAAAAGACAATATATTCCAACAGCCTACCGAATCACGGTGGGCAATAAGACCACATTTTCTGCATTTATAAACCCGCCCCTTGATTTTATTGTGGTGTTTGCAAGTTGGGTCCGGACACTGTCTGGTGCTGTTTCTTTCAGGCATCCATTCCGCCTTGATTCCGTCCGTGACAGCTTTGTAGCTTATCATTGAAAAGAATTCACCTATTGGCCAACCGCTATTAGCTTGGTTTTGACGGCCACCGGAGTCTTTTTGGGTAAGCGACCGACAATCCCCCACGAAGACCTTTGTTATGGCATGCAATTTCAGGAAGTTAACGACTTTTCGACTGTTCGTGTGAAGGAAATTATTCTTCTGATTATGATATTTGATCAATACCAAAGACTTCTTTTTCTGCTCTTTGTGGCGGTTTTTGGAACCTTTCTTCTTTCTATCAATCCGAGACTGGCGGAAAGCTAGCTTTTTATTCACATCGCGGTGGATGGAACGAAAGCCTTTGCCCTTGAGGTTCAAGGTTTTGCCATCCTCAGTCATGACTGCTGCCCAACGTATTTGTCCCAAGTCAATGGCCGCATATTTCGCTGTCTTGACCTTATCAGACAGTGTCCTTGCCTTCTTTTCTTTGAGTTTAAAAATCAAATAGAACCTTTTCTCAACCGCGTCAAAATGGATAGAGATCGCTGTCGTATTTTTGGGGATTCCCTGACGATAGGGAATAAATAGTGGTTCACGACGCTTCATTTTACCGTTCTTGGGATTTGGTTCCATTGCCATCCCAACGGTAAAGCCGCCTTTGACGTTATGGCATTCACGGCGGTCGAAGTGGGTGTCCCGACCACCTTTTCTTTGCCTGTATGGATATTTGTAGGTCTTCCATACATCCTTCTCTCCTGCCTCAATTGCCTTTTCACGGTTGGTCTTCGTTGTTTCGCAAATCCCAAGAAATTCTTGAAATATCAGATTTTGAGATTGGGTCGTAAGATTAAGGCCTAAAAGAGCAGTATTTTCGGTCATTTGCCTCGCTAAATCCATACTGGAAAAATATGGAAGCTCTTTATTCCGGGCCATCTTATGCATGTCGATGAGCGAGTTCCAGATCCAAGAGACATCAGCTCGCATAGCGATTAATTTCTGAAACTCGGAATCAGGCAATGGCGGCATAGGAGTTTTTAAAACCCTATACTCGAACTTTCCCCTTTTGCCTTTTCTCGATGTCATCGAAATTCCGTTCTACCGAAATAATTATTTTTCAGAACTTTAATCCCGTCAATACCTTTACCGATTTGAGGGTTGTGCTGAGATTTTCTCTTAAAGTGTATCCAAATTTTGCCACGTTCATTGTCTATCTCCTATATTTCCATATTTCTTTCTTAGTGTGATCCAGCTCTCAATTTGACTCGAGGATACTGGGCGATAATTATTCGCTTTAATCCCAACATCCCACTGTCTGTCGAGGGTTCTTTCTTCTGGTCCTTTGTGGCAGTGTCCATGAAGATGGTACTGACCCCAATCAGGGATGCTGAAGTGTTTGTGTTTTGTCTCGCCGTGCCAGTTCTCACCAAGGTGAGAGTTCTTCATCTGTGATGTATCTTCGCGGAAAACACCTCTGAGTGGGCAATGAGTCATTGTGACGGTCTCACCTGCTATGACTATTGATGCCATATAAAGAACGACATCAAACCCAGCGCGCTTCATTGAGCTTGCGTTTTTATCGTGATTCCCAAGGATGAGTATCTTGGTGCCGTTTAGTTGCTCGACTATAGACCGCGTCTCCTCGACATTCCCCATGGAGAAGTCGCCAAGAAAGTAGCAGGTATTATCATTGCTAACGCATGCGTTGTAGTTATTGATCAACACACGATGCATATGATCCATATCAGTGAATGGTCTTTTGTCAAAATCAATCACGTTTTTATGAAAGCAATCTAATGCCAATCAGAGGTAAAGTATGTATTAAATACTTGTGCCATGATTGGATTTCCTCCTATTGTGTTTGATTATTGTTGAAGCAACGGTTCCGTACTTTAAACCCAAATGATTGGCTATTTCGGTACGCGAAAAACCATCATTAAATAAATCCATTATCCCACCCTGTCCTCAACTGTTTCGGCCAGGATTGGCTTGGTGATCATAGCACCCTCTTCAGTTAAGTCTGAGGTTAATGTATTCGGCATCCAGAAAGACAATCTTTCCTGAAGACTTTAAACTATCAAAATCAAACTTGACATGATCGCTTTTTCATGGCGGCGTCAATAGCGTTTGGGATTTTTCTACCACCCATAAGAGGTCTTGCTCCGATACAAAAAGTATTTCATCTCAATTTCTCCACCTTTTTTCGTCAACAAAATTAATCCTAAGCATTACAGCATCTTGCAAAGGATACCTCTCTATCTTATCGTAAACATTGAGTCTATCAAAGGTGTGCTGACTCTTATGCTCCCAATAGATATCGATATGCTCAGTCACCATATAACCAAGTTTGTAAGCCCAGCTTGCTGTGCAAATCTTTTCATAGCAAGACTCATAAGAGATCCGGTTATCCCAAAAGACATAACTCCACTCAAGACCGATCTCCCACCTTACAGCAGAACCCCACTTTCCCATAGGAACTTCAGGGAGTATCGGATCTCTATTGTGAATGAGTTCGCCACCAGACAAAGACAGGTGATAAACTCTTGGCTCCGCCAAAGAGACTGTGCTTAAAAGTAGCATAATTAAAACTAAAAACCTCATATCATACTCCTTAGGATCATCATACAAAATAGAAAATCACCACCAGAATGTACAGTGATTTCTTCGTCTTCAGAAGGTGACCAACCGCTTGAATCATCACCCCTCTGCGTTATCCAACCCTCTTTTCGGAGTTTTGAGTCAGGAAGTTTAGTGTTAGGCCATAATTTTTGCAACAATGCGATAGCATTACTGTAATCACCATGCACCCACTTGGCTGCCAAAAGTTGCGCCAAAGCATTACGCTCCATTCTATTTGCTATGTCTTTTAGGCACTCTCTCATTGACGTGGTGATATATCCTTTGATTTGACCACGAAGCTCAATATGAAGCATGGCCAGATGGGCTTCATAATCCTCGAGCCCTTTTGGCCACGAAAGGGGGAGGTGTCTATCCAAGTTGCTTGGGCCGTCATAGATCGCTGCTACAATCTCATCTAAAGTGGATCTAAGACCAGGACCGAAATAGAGCCTTGAAATATCGCCTTCGCCCATAACCCAGTCGTTTTTCTCTCCGTAGTACTGAAGATTGAGGGCTAAGGCGACATCTTTTTTCATCCAAATATGCCAAAGTAACCCGGTCAGCATATCTCTCGATATGGTGGAGCCTTTGCACGGTGGATATTTGAGTGGTCTACGAAACCACGCGCCATTATCGTTTTGTGCCGCACGTATGTCAATATTATTGGACTTAATAGATGCCGACAGGAGGGAAGTGAAAAGGAGCGAATCACAGTGCTTTGTTTCTATGAATCCGTACTCATCCATAACACTAAGAACAAGGGCCTTATAAAGCACATCTTTCCGGATCAAATCATTAAGATCTTTGAATTTCTGAAGATCGCGTACGTCGTATTTAATAGGTTTGTGATGTACGTCAAAAAGACGCTTAATAACAACAAAAGGTGTGATCAGGTAGAGGATGATGTTGGCGATTTTGGCGATTTTGCGGAGAAGTGCAGTATTATACTTGTTTTTCTCGAACCACTTTAAAGCTAATTCTTTCAGCATCTTACGCCTCATAATGAAAAGGGATGCTAAGCGCATCCCTTTTCATTATGGCATAATGTTAGAGATTACGCAAGACCTAGCTCTTGGCGGGTGACGGGCAGGTTTGCAATCAGTTTTTTCTGAGTGGTAGAAAGCTGATTCCAATCCTTAGTAACTGCGTCAGCCTTGAGCTCTTGGATCTTTTCATCAATCATGAATTGCGGAACATAAGATTGAGCTTCCGGAGAAACAGAACCAAGCGCAGCCCAATAAGAGCGGAGGTTTTGCTCTTGGCCTGCGCTGAGCTTCTCGGTGAACCAAAAGGTCAAAGCCGTGTCAGCCGAATTACCAACACAATGAGGGAAGTTCGCTTTTACGTAAGCTTCAACTGCTTGAAGGTCCACATTGTGAGCATGCCACTCTAACTTATATGCGTGCATATTAAATCTCCACTACGATAAGGGATCTTTGGGTTGCCGGTGAAGCAGCTGTTCCGGCGTTAGTGTACCAATAAAGGTCCACTTTGTGGGTACCAGCAGCGACCGGAACTATAAAGCAATCCGAGATAGTTTCGCTGTAACCAGCAACTGGAGTATCCATGTACTTTTGCGTGCCGACAAACACACCATCAACATAGACGTTGATGGCTACGGTATTGCCGGCAGCTGTGTTGTTTCTGACAGTTACAGCATAGCTGATCTGAATCGGATTTCCGGCTGTCTTAAGGGTTACACTCATATCCGTCATAGGTACAGCTGTAGTGCTTGTCGTTGTTGGCGTAGTAGTCACACCAATCGCCTGAGCCCAGTTTACCAAAGGCTTGACTGAAGTTGCGCTAAACTTGCGATTGTCTGAGATTGCACACGAGCCAACACTTGAGGTGTTTTGGATGTCACCAGGGAGGTTGCCTTTGGGTGCATGGATAGGGGTGATGATGTCCAAAGCTTCCGAATAATGTTGGTTAGCGTTACCGGTCGTAAACTTGATTGTATGAAAGCCGAGCGTCAGCCCAGTAACACGCAACCTCAATCGCCCTGTTCCAGCGCTGGTTCCACTAAGAACACCGGTAGAGGCTGTGAACGACAGACCAGAGGATGTCTGAAGCAGCTGAGTTGTTAGGGCACCCGTCCAACCCGCTCCGCCAGTTGGGGACGAATTGGAAACTGTGAAGTTGGTTGCTCCATCTAATGTATATGTGGCACTCATCGCGTTTGTGAATACGAACTGACTCCACTCAAAACCTGTTCCAAAGAACGTGTACGACACAGAAGACGCACTTGCACCGGATTGTGTACCAAACCCGCTTTCATAGTTTGCCACATTAACAGAACCGGCGGACCATGTGCCTGCATAAACCGCTTCCCGAACCGCAAGGAACTTACGCAAAGTTCCGGTAGGCATAAACTCTCTGGTCGCAACAGTAGATGCGGCATAATCAGCCATCACATAGTAATCAGCCAATTCGACGCAGTCCGTAGGAAGAGTTGGTTTAGACGGGCCATAGACGATAAACTGACTAATACCGACAGCACTGTTAGCAAAAGCATCCCTTGTCATTTTGAATGTGTGTGTTCCATACGGCAAGCCGGATGCAACTTTTTGAATCCTGTTTGTGGTATTGCCAGTACCGGTTATAGTCCCCTGACTGGTACCATCGATGTACAATGTGTGCTGATCCAGTGTACCAGTCTGGTCGATTCTTAAAAAATCCAAACCAGTGCCAACAAAAGTCAAAGTTATAAACGCAGCATTCGCCTGAATGGTAAGATATTCCTGGGAACTACCAAGTACAGCTACCGTGGACCCAACCAGAGTTGTTGTGCCGTCATCAAGGGTGAAAGCTCTCGCTGAGCCGGATGCCCCTAACGTGCTAAAATCATCAGACCTTCCCGCGCCAAACTCGCGCCAAGAATAAGTCCGAATAACTTCCTCATTTGCGTGACTTGCTGATGACAAATACGCCGCGGTCGTTTCGGTATACCGAATATCCTTTGCCACAGTTCCATCAGCTTTTTGATAGACCAACACATGGCCGCCGCGTGTACCAGCGGTGCCATAAGTATTGGTGAAGCCCGAGGTAGGGTTAGAGGTCGTCAAACCTGGAGCATAAAGACGTTTGCCACCAAGATAAGATGTGCCGGCAGTTTGCTGTAAGGTGCTGTTAGTATTGAGGACTTCATAGCCGTAAACTAAAATATCAGCCCCGACATATGCCACTTTAACAGTATGAATACCGAGTGCTAAACCAGAGGAAACATTAATAACACCGTTTTGGGCATAATTCCTTCCGTTTAACACGGTAGAACCTGAATTCGTAACAGTAGTGGCACTACCACCATCAACACTAACAGACATACTGCGAGTGCTGCCATCTGTATATAGCAGGAGATTCAATCCTGTTCCGTAAAATGTGTATTCCGCATAAGAGCCAGCTTGTATATTAACTCGAGAACCCTGTGAATCATTTCCGTCAGTAATCAAACCCACAAATCTGACAGCGTCATGTTGATCATTAACAGGCTTAAATACTCTTTCGCCGTTTGGTCCAGACTCACCCTGGACTTCTTGAATAGCCTGAGTCATAACTCGCTCAATACCAAATCTTGGCAAAAGGTCATTACTAAAATCTGTACACTGCGCCCTTTTGACTACGGTAGTATATGGCGCGGCAATTTTTGGCAGATAGACAACAGGTTTTAACTGGGTAGCTAAAGCCTGATCGGTGTCTTTCGTGAATACTGCTATCTTGGCCATTTTAGAGGGTCTCCTTTGGAGAATTATAGATTAAAGTTCGGATTCTGCGGTGTAATGAAAATCACACTCAACCACTGACCCAGCAGTAAGACCGGAAGCGCCTGTAGTCGCAGGAATAAAGCTGCCTGTTGTATTACGTATGACCGTTAGAGTAAACGAGCCAGACACAGCGGGGTTTGTTTGCGTAAAATCTCCTAAATTTATTTGACCTGTAGCTCTATAAAAGGTAACTACTGCAGCTGACCTTTTATTAACTGCGTATATACGATCATTTAAACGAACCACCGTTGCGGACGCTGCTACTCCAAAAGACTTTACATTTCCGGAAGTTAGGTTTTGGCTAATTGTCGTATCTGTTCCTGGTATTACATCAGGAGCGTAACTCTTCTCATAGTACCTTTGGCACACCCGAAGCTCTTCGCCGATCGTCTTCCCAGCACGCCTAAATGGCAGATCTACGTTAGCAGAGAAAGAGCCTTGAACAAGTTGAACCCCGGTGATCTGAATTGTAGCACCAGTTGTGCCTGCCCAGTTTGTTTGGGTGTTAGATGAAGTAAAACTTCCAGATTGCCACTGATTTAATGCAGAAGTCTGAAGGTTTGTACCACCACCAGTAGTCCAAGTTACCCTAAGACCAATTCCATTATCAAACAACCAAGTCCCGGCTGTATCCATAGTTAGGTCGATAGACTTCTTTTCCCATGTGTTTGCTGATAATACGCTATAGGTTGTTACATAGGTTCGATCAAGGGCGGAGTTTCTAAAAGAAACCGAATAAGTACCAACAACACTAGACTTTACCCAAAATTGCAAACGACATGGCCGTCCATGTAACTGAGCGTAATCATTACCTTCAATATTATAGACATACGCCTGATAGAAATCACCTGCGGCTGGAGATCCGAGCCCCGTGCCATTTGTAACTAAAATACTATAAGGGAATACAAAACCAGCTTGGGCAAGTGTGGGTACATCCGTTGATCGCGCTGCAGTTGATGTACCTGCATACCCGGTAGATCTCACATGTGACCAACGATCCGCACTAAAAGATCTGGTGTTGGTGATTGTAAGACTATTTGCACCAAGCCTTTGGTGAAAATCCATAGCCCCGTTTATGATCAGGTTTTGGCCTGCGTCAATTTTATCTAGTCTTGGTGTTAAGCTAGTCATATGTTAAATTCCTTTATTGAGATAAGAGATTATACCGTTATTGGGTTTAAGCGCAAGATACGCAGCCTTGTTTGTCGTGTTAGTAGCTTTAACTACGCCAAAACCACCATAACAAGTGGTTATCGCCCCAGAGAATGTCTTGTTGCCAACTATGTTTGCGTCCCTGCGGTGAGCTCCCGCCTTTGGTTGATCGGTGTCTTTCATGAATACCGATATCTTACAGTCATATTTTGCCTCCTTTGAAGAGTTAAGCTCCTCCCGAGAGCCGATAGGGTTTAGGCGATGCGAATACCGCGAATGGTTCCAGCAAGCGTGGCTGTGCCTACTGAAGTATAGTCAATTCGAGTGTTCAAGTAGTACGTTGTGCTAGAAGAAATGTTTACATAGGTGCCCTGTCCAGCATTCAAAAAGCCGACGTTTGTAGTTGACCTGTCACCAACAACAAAGCTGTCGAGTACTGTTGAACTATTCGATGCTGGGCTGATTATAGAATAATACCAAGCGAAACCAGACATAGTTCCAAGCGTAAGGGTAGTAGACCCCTGTAGAAACCAGACGCCGGGAGTAAGTGTTACTTGGGCGATGGTCTTCATACTTGAAGCTGCACCTGGAGCTACACCGCTTACTATGCTCTCCAATTTTTCCCCAACATACCCAGCAGCAATAGCCACCCCATCAGTCTTACCCAAAAACTGCTGATTAGCCGTCCAAGTGTTGCTCTGATCAATTCTAGCCCTATTATTCTCCAAATCCACAACTCTATCGCCATATTGCTTAAGCTGTGGCGTAGTGGGCGATGCATTGAAGCTTGTTGTTGCTACCCCTGCCAAATCAGCCACTGTCGAAATGACGGCATCAAGACTCCCTTGGATTTTCTCAATACTATCATTCAGTGAGCCATCAGGACGTACTACCGAAATAGCATTGCTCATGACCGTACAGACGCGGTCATTAAGGTTATCAGCGATGTTAAAGCGGATTAACGTAGATTCGCCAGATCCGTTATCGACTTCTTGGTAGTTACCGTCAGCGGATGGGTTTGCCGTAGCATTGCCGCTGTTTCTGAGCTGAAGCACTCCGTCAAGATAGACAGATACCGCACCTATTTGTTGGTTAGGGTTGATATTCGTCTTCCAGCTTCCACCCACATTGAAATCAACTTGTCCCGCAGACAGAGTACCGGTCTTTAGGATGAAGTTAGTATCGGCGATAAGAGAGCCCGTCTTTGCGACTGGATCGATCACGCCATAGAAGATTTCGTTAGCAAGAGCCGTGCCAAAGCTGGCAGTAAAGTTGATTTGCTGATTACCACCAATCGTATAATCCCGGAAAGGAACAAGAAGGCCTCTTGCCGCAGAAGTCAGAGTAAGGTTTTTGGCATAAAACTGGAGCGACACCGAAGCCAAATCGGAGGTCGATGGCTGAGAGAAGCCGTTTGCGGTAAGCTCAGTTGGCACCGTCATTGTGGTAAGGTTGAAACCTGAGTCGCCGAGCGTTGCTTTGTGAGCAAAGGCTATCTTCTTAAAGCCAACTGCAGGAGACTTTTGGTTTATAAGATCCTGCTTCTTGAGTGATTTTACACTTTTTCCAGTAATTGCCATATGTTAAGTTTCCTATGATTTACCGAACTGTTTTTTAAAAAACAACACAATCAAATTTACTCAAACCAAAATCACTGCAGGTCATAAGTAATGGTATAAGTATCTGCAAAACCTATAGGTGTTTGACCGGCAGAAAAGTTAGATGCAGCTCCGCTTGAATTGAATGGATAAAAATCAATATATGAAGTAGGTCTTACCCAGGCCGCAAGTGGAGCCGCGGTTGTGTTAAGGCCATATATTACGTTTGCCTGTGTTCTGATCGGCGTAAATCGGGAGGCAATAGCTCCAAACCTTATAGGACCGTTTGATCCATCTTTTGTACGCGAACCAACTCCATCGAAACTAACCGTTACTCGTTTGTTATGCCGAGTAAAGTTGAATGTAAGAGTCTGATTCGAAGTCAAACCTGTTGACGTGAATATGTAAGATGCCTCCTCATAAACATCCAAAACTTTCCAGTGCGCTGCTGCTGTGGGAGCCGCTTGTAAAGCCTGAACGAGAATATAACCAGACCCAGCTATAATATCGATGGTGTCTGCGTTACTCGATCTAAGCGTTACCGTGTTTGTGGACGTGGCTCCCGTCACTATCAGCCGGAAAAGTTGGCCTGCGGTTACGTTTGTTGTGGGCAAATCCTGATTGATTGCCGAAGTCGGTGAGGATATGTAAATATATTCCGGGCTAGTTGCTGAGAGCGAAAAAGCTGTGGCCTGAGCCGGGTTAAGTTCAGGTATAAATGTTCGTGCCGATACGGCACCATTCACAATTACGTTTTTAGCTGTGCTGCCTGAAGGACCTAATGTCCAAGCACCAGATTCTGTTATTTGTCCAACATTGCCATTTGAGGCGTGAGAGAAGACCAAACCATTAGCTGGAGCGTTAGTAGGATTAGAGAATATGTACCACTTCTCAACCCCTAACGGAGCAATAATTACTCCTGTGTCAGAAGAAAACGACTCGACTTTTAAAAATGCCGAACCACCAGACGTGTTCGCAGAATCTCTGTTTTGGAATAAATGTTTTATCGTCCCACCACTTGAATAACCGCGTGCAGTTAACACCCCATTCAGTACATGAGTTTGGTTTGTGGCGTTCACACCAAACGTCCAAGCGCCTGCATTAGAAATTTGGCCAACTTCAGTATTACTAGTATTTTTAAAATAAAGTCCACCTGTACCAGCCCATTTAATATCGCTACCATCTGTACCAGTTGCAGGAGAGAGGACGAGCATTGCTCTAGCAGATGTTGCTTTGTTGTTTTCAATTGTAAAGGTAGCAGTGTCAGTTGAAGTACCAGCTTGTACTTTATGACCAGTTGTTAAGGTTCCGCCTAATGGACCCAACGTCCAAGCGCCTGCAGAGGCAATACCGCCCACATATGCAGCGGCGTTGTGGCTATACCACATCATTGATGGGTTTGTTTCTGTACCACTAAACTGAGACTCATGAATACCAAATGACCATTTTGGCGCATTCGCTCGATTGTAAAAATCAATAAACACTATATCCGTAGCAGGACTACCGCCACCACCAATACTTGTTATTGGGTTGCGTAGGTTTAAAGTTCTGGTATAAACATTCTGGTTTGGCCGTGTTGTAACCAATGGCTGCGATGCAGTTAATCCAAAGGCCCATCCACCGGTATCCGACACACTTCCGATAACAGAGGTGCCAGCGGCGTTGTTCCACGTCACCGCACCGTTCATTGCATTACCTATGGTTTTTATGAGGGTTGGCATGTATCTACCTTTATGTGTTGAAATTTGTAACCACCACAGCTATAACCAACTTTGCAAGATTTGGTTATACTGGATTTATTTGACGTCCTCCCCGCAGCTGAAACCAGGGGCTTTACGCCGCCTTTTGGTAAACCAAGAACCCTTGCAGCCTCAGCTATAGAATTAAAAAAGAACCCACATCCACCCCCAATAGCCATCACAGATACGGACCTCTTCTTGTGGACCTCGCCGGCTTTATTAGCAGCAGCTATTTTAGCTCGGGACTCGTCAGAAAAAACTCTACCTTTGTTTGAGGCGGATATCTCTCTCCATCTTTTAGCAACAGACCCGCAAGTCTGTCCTATGTAGGCCTTGCCGTTGATTTTATTAGTTATTTTATAAATAAAGATCACAACGAACCTTATGGTAATGTTGAAAGTGTGAAGTTGTTGTTCGCGTCGAGACCGATTTCGACTAGCACACCCGCAGCATTCCTTAAAATAATACCTCGACCACTTTGACTTCTGTCGATCGAAGCATCCGTACTTCCAAGCTTGTTTGCAGCCAAAAGATTGGCATTTTTCTCTGCATTGTCAAAGGCATAGCCTTCTGTCTGCTCAAACCTTAAAGTAACAGTAGTTTCGACACCACCGTTGTAGAAAGTATTGGCAGGGAATACGATCGAATAACCTTGTATGTTGAATGCTGGATAGGTATATACCTTACCTGTTTCAGCGTGATAGCACTTCAGCAAATCTGGATCAGGCAAAAACGCTGTGATAGCGAAAGTATTCAAGTTATCAGCAACAGCAAAGAACCTGAAAGACTGCACTTTCTTGGTGCCGCCAGAAACACCTACGATTTCTTTATCATAGAATATCGCCGCGCCTTCAAGCAAAGTTGACGCAGTACCCGCAATCACCCTGAAGCGAAGATCCATTGGGCGACCATCGAGTCGGTATGTGAAGTTCGATGGTGTAGACAAGGCAGACCATGAAGTCCCATCGAATCTCTTTCCAGCAACTGGAGGCGCAGTGTCATCAGTTTGCCACCTAATGGCGTTTGAGCCAAAGGTGTTGGTTTGATATGTCGAATCAGGCACAAGAACCAAATGATAGGTGCCTGCAGGCAAAACCGTAGTAGGTAAAGATGCGGTAAAGGTAAATGTACCCGTTCCACCGTTTTGGTTTGCCGCATAACTACTCGACATCGCATAGATATCTGAGTAAGAGGTAGATGGACTACCAGAACTGTCTTTGATAATTTGAACCGTGAAGTTACCGACAGGTGTGCCAAGCTGGTTCAAATAGAGCTTAACTCTCTTGAAGACCTGCTGAGAAGAGATCGTGAATGCCTGACTGAGTCTTTGCTCGGTTGTAGCATTCAAAGAGACTTGGTTGGTTGCGTTAGCAACATCATATTCATTAATGAGAGCAAACGACTCTTGACCGCCAGTTTCGGAGCTGACAAATGTCGATGTCGAAATGGCCGACCAACTTGTTCCATCATAGGAGTATGCCAAGTTGGTACCGGTTGTGTTATCACGCACCCAGTAAATCTCGGTCACACCTGAAGAGAAGCCAGCCTGATAAGTCGAGTCAGTTTCAATAACAAGGTGGTATGCTGTGTTGGCGGTCAATGATGCTACGATACCCTGACCAGCAACATCCCAGGTTACGTTTGCCGCAGACGTGGAAAGCGTAGAGGTCAAAGCATAGTTGGAAGAGTAAAGACGAACAGCTGGAGCTCCGGCATTATCTGAATAGATGGCAAAGCGGTAGTTGCCCGAGACAGATCCAAGTTTTTTGAGCTTGGCTGTTACAGCGGTCAACCGAGTGTTCGCTGTAAAAGTGAACTTCGCAGACAAAAATCTTTGATTCGTGGCATTAAATACTGTATCAGTCGATCCTGTTGCATTCGACAAGGTAACCATGTCTTCGTCTTCGCGCGCCCACTTATAATCAGCATAGTAAACTTCGGTGTTGTCACCAACTCTAGTTAGAGTCGGGGTGTAATAGTGAGCCCCACCGTCACGAGAGATTTGCACGGTAGCTGCCGTGTCAACACTTCCGGCTTTCCAGAAGAGGCTGACTCTTGCATCCCACAGATCTTTAAAATCATCAACAAACTCAAGACTATCGAGCATATTGACGGATGTTATCGAATCAGAGACGGCTGCGAACTTATAAGCCTTATCGACTATACTATATGACGCAGTTCCACCAAGTGTGACCAAGGTGAGCTGGTCGTCTTTGGCGATAATCGGAGTTACAAGATTGAATGGACTATCAACAAAGTCGTTTTTGATGGTCTCGAGAACAGCGTTAGCTGTGCCTGAGCCGGATGATCCACCTCCACCAGCGCCAACATACTGAACTATAGCTGAGTTGGTGATATTTTGAATAACACCGGCTATATTCTGGACTACGACATAACCTATGCCATAAAGACCATCTGGAATAGCAGGAGCAGTAGCTGCCGATACGGAAG